AAGTATTGGTTCAACTCAGATTGTTTCAAGTGAAAGACAGTTACAGAACATTTCTTCATTAGATGCCGTTACTGCAGCAACCATTGAAAGTGTAATTTCAGTTGGTCCAAATAATTTCAATGATTTGCAGGTCACTGGAGTAGGAACGTTTGTTAATGGACCTGTATTGGTTGGAACTGGAACAAGCACTGGAACTGCAAATCAAGACCTTCAAGTTTCTGGTGGACTTTATGTATCTGATAATGTCGGCATAGGAACCACAAATCCACTGGTTAAGTTACAAGTTGGTGGGACGATTGGGTTTAATGATAGTAACATTAAGTTAGGTGACAGTACCACCGGTGCTGTTGTTACTGGTACTAATAACTTCTTTGCTGGTGTTGGTGCTGGTAGTTCTACGACTACTGGAACTAATAATATTTTTATAGGTCAGTGTGCTGGATATTCGAATACTTTTGGTTGTTATAATAACTTCTTTGGTACTTTTGCAGGACAATGTAACACTACAGGATCTTGTAATAACTTTTTTGGGCGATATGCTGGAGGAAGAAACACTACCGGAATCCATAATAATTTATTTGGTAATGCTGCAGGACTTAGAAATACAACAGGAAGTCATAACAACTTCACTGGTCATGAAGTGGGTCGTTTTAATACAACTGGTAGTTATAACAACTTCTTTGGACTTCGTGCAGGATATTGCAACACCACTGGTTCCAACAACAACTTTATAGGTTCCTGTGCTGGATATTCTAACACCACAGGAAACCACAATAACTTTATAGGACAGTGTGCTGGTAATTCTAATACTTTTGGTTGCTATAATAACTTCTTTGGTCGTTATGCAGGTCGTCTCAACACCACAGGATGTTCCAATAACTTCATTGGTCCTTTTGCAGGATGTTCAAACACTACCGCAAATGATAATAACTTCATTGGTAATTTAGCAGGATGTTCGAACACCACTGGAGTTAATAATAACTTCTTTGGTAAATATGCAGGTAGAAATAACACCACAGGTAGTCATAACTTCTTTGGTGGTTATCTTGCTGGAAATTGTAATACTACTGGATCTAATAATAACTTCTTTGGTAATCGTGCAGGGCAAAATAACACCACTGGAGGTTGTAATAACTTTATAGGTCGTCAGGCTGGAGTTTCTAATACTTTTGGTTGTTATAATAATTTCTTTGGTAATAGTGCTGGATATTGTAACACCACAGGATCCAACAATAACTTTATAGGACAGTGTGCTGGATATTCTAACACTTTTGGAGGTTTTAATAACTTTTTTGGATATCAAGCAGGAATTTGCAACACTACTGGAAGTTGTAATAACTTCATAGGACACCAAGCAGGATGTTCTAATACTTTTGGAACTAGTAATAATTTCTTCGGTCGTGCTACAGGATCTTCTAATACCACTGGAAGTCACAACTTCTTTGGTGGATATTTTACAGGTTTCTATAATACTACAGGAAACCATAACATTTTCATTGGTTGTAGTGCTGGATTTTGTAATACTACTGGATCTCACAATAATTTCTTTGGTTGTAGTGCTGGGCGTTCTAACACCACAGGATCCAATAATAACTTTATAGGGCAATGTGCTGGATACTCTAATACTTTTGGTTGTTATAATAATTTCTTTGGTGCTTTTGCAGGACGATATAATACTACTGGTTGTTTTAATAATTTCTTTGGTTGTACTGCTGGATTATGTAATACAACTGGATGTTATAATAATTTCTTTGGACGTAATGCAGGTCGTTTAAATACCACAGGAATTTTAAACAACTTTATTGGTGGTAATGCGGGGCGTGGCAACACTTTTGGTAATTGTAATAATTTTATTGGCGCTGCTGCTGGATATTGTAATACCACAGGAAATAATAATAATTTTATAGGAAGATGTTCTGGATATTCTAATACTTTTGGAGGATATAATAATTTCTTTGGTTCTTATAGTGGATTTTCTAACACCACAGGAAACAATAATAACTTTATAGGACAGTGTGCTGGATACGCTAATACTTTTGGTAATGAAAATAATTTCCTTGGCAGAAATGCAGGACGATCTAATACCACTGGTAATAGAAATAATTTTATTGGACCTTATGCAGGGCAGAATAGTACATTTGGATCTGATAATAACTTTATAGGTCGTGCTGCTGGATTTTCAAATACCACTGGAAATCATAATTTCTTTGGTGGATATAATGCTGGATGCACCAACACCACTGGAAGTAGTAATGTTTTCATAGGAGTACAAGCAGGACAATGTAACACCACTGGAAATGACAACAACTTTATAGGAAGATGTGCTGGATTTTCCAATACTTTTGGATGCCAAAATAATTTCTTTGGATGTCTTGCAGGACGTTGTAATACTACTGGAAGATTTAATAACTTTTTTGGCGGTGCTACTGGATATGAAAATACTATCGGATGTCATAATAACTTTTTCGGATCTGCTGCAGGTCGTTGTAACACTACAGGATCCTTTAACAACTTCTTTGGTCTTTATGCTGGATATTGCAACACCACAGGAAACCATAATACCTTTATAGGGCAGTGTGCTGGATATTCAAATACTTTTGGTGGTTATAATAACTTCTTTGGTCTCAATGCTGGATATTCCAATACTACAGGATCCAACAATAACTTTATAGGACAGTGTGCTGGATATTATAATACTTTTGGTTGTCGTAATAATTTTATTGGACAGTATGCTGGATGTTCTAATACCACTGGAAATTATAATAACTTTTTTGGTGTCAGCGCAGGACTTAAGAACACTATTGGTTCTTGTAATAATTTTATCGGACGTAGTGCAGGACGTTATAATACCACTGGCAGTAACAATAACTTCTTTGGTTTTCAAGCAGGACACTGCAACACCACAGGAACCAACAATGTCTTTATAGGACAATGTGCTGGATATTCTAATACTTTTGGTTGTTATAATACTTTTATTGGTGACTGTGCTGGACAGTGTAATACAATAGGAACTCGTAATGTTTTCATTGGATCTCTTGCAGGTCAAGCAAATACAACTGGAAGCAATAATACGTTTATTGGTCGTGTCGCTGGTCGTTGTAATACTTTTGGATGTAATAATTTCTTTGTAGGAAATTCTGCTGGAACTTTTAACACTACAGGGTCCTTTAATAATTTCTTTGGATTTTCTGCAGGATTTTGCAACACCACAGGATCCAACAACACCTTTATAGGACAGTGTTCTGGATATTCTAATACTTTTGGTTGTTATAATAACTTCTTTGGTCTCAATGCTGGATATTGCAACACTACAGGATCCAACAATAACTTTATAGGTAATACTGCTGGATTTGCTAATACTTTTGGAGGCGGTAATAACTTCTTTGGTTCAAGTGCAGGACGTTGCAACACTACTGGATCTTATAATACTTTCATTGGCGTTAATGCAGGAAGGTACAATACCACAGGAAGTAATAATTTCTTTGGTGGATATCAGGCAGGATATTGCAACACTACAGGATATCATAACACCTTTATAGGAAGATGTGCTGGATATTCTAATACTACTGGTAGATACAATACTTTTATCGGTGGTTGTGCAGGATGTGCTACTACTTTTGGTAGATATAATATCTTTATTGGTGCAGCTGCAGGCAGAAACAACACCACTGGTTGTTATAATAACTTCTTTGGTATTAGTGCAGGATTATGCAATACAACAGGAAAATATAACTTCTTTGGTGGATATAGTGCTGGTCGTTTAAACACTGATGGATGCCATAATCAATTTATTGGTACTCAAGCAGGCAGGAACAACACCACAGGAAACAACAACAACTTTATAGGACAGTGTTCTGGATATTCTAATACTTTTGGTGCTGCTAATAACTTCTTAGGAAATGCTGCTGGTCTCTGTAATACTACTGGAGGTTCTAATAACTTCTTTGGACCTAGTGCAGGTGCTCGCAATACCACTGGTTCTTATAATACTTTTATTGGTCGTAACGCAGGATTCTGTAACACCACAGGAAATCACAATAACTTTATAGGAACCTGTGCTGGATATTCTAATACTTTTGGTAAGTATAATAATTTCTTTGGTCGTTATGCAGGACGTAATAATACAACAGGAGATCTCAATAATTTTATTGGACAATCTGCTGGATTCTGTAATACTTTTGGTTGTTTTAATAATTTTATGGGGCAGGGTGCTGGATATTATAATACTACTGGAAGCAATAACAATTTCTTTGGAAATCGTACTGGTTGGTGCAACACCACAGGAAACAACAACACCTTTATAGGGCAGTGTGCTGGATATTCCAATACTACTGGAAAATATAATACCTTTATAGGATGTGGTGCTGGATATTCTAATACCAGTGGACAATACAATAACTTCTTTGGTCGTTCGGCTGGAATTTGTAATACCACAGGAAATAGTAATACTTTCTTTGGTTTAAATGCAGGATATTCTAATTCCACAGGAAATCATAATTTCTTTGGCGGATATCGTGCTGGTTTCTGCAACACGTCAGGAAGTAACAACTTCTTTGGTGGATATCGTACTGGAGAAAGAAATACCACAGGAATCAACAATAACTTTATTGGAACCTGTGCTGGATTTTCTAATACCTTTGGAAATAGTAATAACTTTATTGGAGATAGTGCTGGTAGATGTAACACAACAGGAAAATATAATATTTTCTTAGGTAGTGATGCAGGACGTTCTAATACCACAGGAAATCATAATTTCTTTGGTGGATATCGCTCTGGTTTCTGTAATACTACTGGAAGTTTTAATACATTCCTCAATCAATATGCTGGATGGAATAACACCACAGGAAACCACAATGTCTTTATAGGATGCTGTTCTGGATTTGCTAATACTTTTGGTTGCTACAATAACTTCTTTGGACCTCTTGTAGGACGTTCTAATACCACTGGTTGTTATAATAACTTCTTTAGTTGTACATCGGGCGAATCAAATACCACTGGATCGCATAATAATTTCTTTGGACGTTCTGCAGGTAGGTGTAACACTACAGGAAGTTGTAACAACTTCTTTGGACTTAATGCAGGATGTACTAATACAACAGGATGCAATAACATTTTTATAGGTCAGGGTGCTGGTTGTAATGTCACCACAGGTTCAAATAATCTTTTCCTTGGAAATTTTGCTGGCAGCACTGGAGGTGCTATAAACGGACTTATCAATATATCAACTGCTTCCAATTTCATTGTTATTGGTAATGGTGATCATACAACCTTCGTCACTAAGATGTCGGCAAGAGCTTTTGCAAACACCGCAGTTAAGTATAATACAGTCACAAATGAAATGGCTGCGGATACATCATCGCAAAGATTCAAAACTGACATAAGACCATTCTTAAGCGGTGTTGATGAGATTCTCAAGATTAACTCAGTTCGTTATAAGGCAATAGAAGAACCAGAAGGTGCTGATCAGGTTGGATTCATTGCAGAACAAATTGATGAGATTGGACTAAAGGAGTTTGTTTCTTATGACAAAGATAACTTACCACTATCAGTATCTTATGATCGTATGACTGCTTTGTTGGTGAATGCAATCAAAGAACTTGATACTGAAAACCAAGACCTGAAAGCAAGAATAGAGGCTCTGGAGAACAAACTAAATACTTAAAGATACATCATTATTCCAAATGAAAAGAGTATTAATTGCAACGCCTTGCCTGGATGGCAAGGTTGATGCCTGGTTTGTTAATTCATTATATGAAAGTACAAAACTTGGTCTTGCGAACGACATAATGTTCCAACCAGTGTTTCTTGCCAATGAGAGCATTCTTCCAATGGCAAGAAATGAACTTCTGAATCTTGCCTATAGAGAACGCTATGATGTAATGGTGTTCATTGATGATGACGAAGAATGGGATCCTAAAGTTCTTCTAGAAATCGTGAATTCTCCAAAAGACGTAGTAGCAGTTCCAGTTGTTAATAAAGGTGATAAAAAAATCCAGTACAATGTCTATGATGTTCAGAAAGAACCAGACACAGATGGATACCTAAAGATTGGACGCTGCGGTACTGGATTCCTAAAACTTTCACAGAAAGTCATTCGTGACCTATGGGAGAGCAATCCTGTCTGCGAATTTCGAGGCAGACCACTGAAGTACATTTGCGAATACACAGTCATTAATGATAGTTTTCACGGAGAAGATATTGTTCTCTGCGAAAAGATTAAAGAACTTGGTTACCAGATTTGGTTAAATCCAACACATACAGTGACACATATGGGAACCAAAAAGTTTAAAGGCGATTTTCAGAAATCTTATAACCTATGAACTCCATTGATATTGTAACACCCACAATGTGGTGTGTGGAAAATTTTATCGATTATCTGAAACAATACTGCGAATTCTCAGCAGTCAATTCAATCATTTTAATCGATAATCAAAAATCCAAAAGACCTAATGATCCAATTCTTCAGCATCCAAAGATTAAATTGGTTTGCTATAACAAAAACATCTATGTGAATCCTGCCTGGAATGAAGGTTACTATCGTTCCAATTCAGATGTTCTATGCATTTTGAATGATGATGTCTTTGTAGAAGAAGGTATCTTTAATTATATCTCCACATTGGATATGGAGAATATTGATATCATTGGTTCTTATCTGAAAGGAAGTGTTGATAACTTTCATATCGCACATCAACCAGATCAATCGGACGAACTCATCAAACTGAATATTCTAAAGAACAGACCGATTGGAAGTCAGAGTTATGCGTTTGGTGTTTGTATGTTTATCAAACGCTCCAAGTACAAAGTCATTCCAAGCCTTTATAAGGTCTGGTATGGTGATGACTATTTAATCCAGAACTGTGAGAACATTTATGCTCTGAAGACCAATAAAATCAGTGGTGAAATTTCAAAAACTCTTGGAATCAAAAAAGGTCCGATACAAAAACGAATTGATTTGGACACACATAATGCCTATCAGTACAATCACTTTAAGGGTGCAAAACAATGGGACATTATAAAACATACTCTTCAACCTAAAACAAATATTTTTGGATACTAATGGAAAACGAACTTCGTATTATAGAACAAATTCCAACATCTTGGACTGATCATATTACATTTGCTCAATGGATTGTTAATCGAAAAAATCCAGAAGTGACTGTGGATCTAGGTGTTGATTTTGGTTATTCAACATTCTGCTTTGCTCTACCAAAGATCGGTACAGTATATGGTATCGATTGTTTTGAAGGAGATCCAATGGCAGGATTCAAAAACACATTTGAATATGTCAAGCAAAAGAAAAAAGAACTTCAATTCAATCACGTTAAGTTTGTAAAAGGTTACTTTGGAATGGTTGCAAAACAATGGAAGCATCCAATTGATATTCTGCACATTGATGGTTATCACACTTATCAAGCAGTGAAGAATGATTATGATACCTGGAGCAAATTTATAAAAGACGATGGTGTGATTTTATTTCACGATACCTTTGTTCAAAAACCAGGATATGAAGTTGATAAGTTTTTTGCAGAATTGAATCTACCTAAGGTCAATTTCACCTGCTCTTATGGTCTTGGTGTGGTATCAAAGGACCAGGATTTAATAGAAGAAATCCGAACCACGTTTCAACTTTAAGCGTTTTAAATCTCTTATACATAATATAGAATGAATTGAAATCTTTATGAGTTCTAAAAAGTACTGCATATTCCACGTTCAGGGTGGAATTGGAAAACACATTGCAGCAACAGCAGTCGCAAAGTGTATTAAAAACAATTATCCCGATAGGAAGTTAATTGTAGTTTGCGTCTACACAGAAATCTTTATCAACATTTCTTTTGTTGATCGTGTCTATCAATTAGGAAATACGAGTTACTTCTATCAGAATTATATTCGGGATAAGGACTCACTCATCTTCCAACACGAACCTTATTATACAACAGAACATATTCACAAGAAACTTCCACTGATTGAAAATTGGTGTAAGTTATATAATCTTAAATTTAATAATGAAAAACCAGAACTGAAGTTTAATAATCTTCAGAAAAATATTTCCAGAGAAGTTTGGTGCAAGGGTAAGAAACCTGTAATGGTCATTCATACCAATGGAGGTATGATGACGACAGATGCCAAACCATATTCCTGGACTCGTGATATGCCATTCGAACTGGCACAGAAAATTGTAGATCATTATAAGGATAAGTATCACATTTATCAAATTACAAAAATGAATTCTCCAAAACTGGAGGATGCTTATCCAATTTTTGCAACTCCAGAAAGTTCATTATCTCTCATAGAACTTTTTAGTATTCTTATACATAGTAAGAAGAGAATCTTAATCGACTCCTGTATGCAACACGCAGCAGCAGCATTAAGATTACCCTCTACAGTTCTTTGGAACGGCACGAGTCCGAAAGTTTTTGGTTATGAAATGCACGATAATATCTGCACCGAAATTCCATATGACTTTAAACTTCCAGGAAGTTACTTTTTTGATTTTGATTTCAATGGAAACGAAGTAGAGTATCCATTTGGAGAACAAGAAGAACTTTATGATTTTGATAAAGTCATTGCATCTATCGACAAACAATAGGAGGATTAAAAACCAATGAAAGAAATGATTAAAGAAATTATCCGTGAGGAAATGAGCAGAATGAATAAAACATTCTATTTTATGGCAGGTCTTCCAAGGTCTGGAAGCACACTGCTTTCGTCAATTCTAAACCAGAATCCAAGATTTTATTCTGGACCTAGCTCTCCTGTAGTACCTACAATGATTGCTCTGGAGAATAGTCTTGCCAATGATGAACTGTATTTGGGTTATCCAAAACCACAACAAGCAAGAGAAATCATTGCTTCAGTTCTTCCACAGTTTTATGGTGATCGTCCAGAACCTGTAATCTTTGATAAGAACCGTTCTTGGACTGTTCGTATGGAATATATTCCTGGTTACTTTGATATTCCACCTAAGGTTATCTGCCCTGTTCGTGACACTGCAGAGATTCTGACTTCGTTTATCTCAATGATTCGTCGCAATCCTTATCAGGTTGATGGACGTATTAACTTCATTGATGAAATGCTGATTAAGAATAATATTCCTCTGACTGATGATAATCGTTGCGAACTGCTTGCAAGCCCTGCAGGTATTCTTGGTCAGTCGGTAGAAGGACTTAGAAAAGCACTGATGGAAGGTTATGATGAATCACTGCACTTTGTAGAGTATCGTGATCTGGTAACCAATCCTGCAGAAACAATTCAAAAACTTTATGAGTTCTTGGGTGAAGAACCATTTGAACATACCTTCGATAATCTTAAGAATGAAAATCGTGAGAATGATGGTATGGTTTATGGATTTGCTGATATGCACGAAGTACGTCCAGTTGTAAAATCAACTGCACCAAGTCCAGAAGAAATTCTCTCAGAAGAAATTCTAGAGAAGTGCAAGAACACTGAGTTCTGGAGAGTCGTACAAGATACCGATGAGGTAGAAGAAACTGAAGAAGTTTCGGAAATCACTACCGAAGAGTCTGATGATTCTGGTTTAATCGGTGGTTGATATTCATAAATAAATTAAAAAAGGAGTTAAACAATGCCTGAAGAAACTAAAGTTCCTACTGCTGAAGAAATTGCTGGTGCTATCTCTGCAATGCGTGATAGTGTATGGGTAATTACAAGTGAGATGGAAAAGGAAGAAGTCACTAAGGAAGTCGTTGATGCTGTTGGTAGAAACGTTGCACACTTAGAACTTCAGATGGGTAACGAGCACATTAGTGGTGCTGACGATGACCTTTCTGATGTTGAAGCAGCAATCGAAGCTGGTAAAGCATTCGTTGCAGAACATAGCTGAAGCTAAACTCTGATCTTCAAAGGTGACAAACCTAGTCTAGTCGCCTTTTTAGGTCTTGTCAATACTTGACAGAATAGATTTTTTAATTTAATATAAAAGTATTTAAAAGAAGACAATGAACGAACAACAACTACACCTACAGTCTGCTATTCAACAGCAGAATGAATTGATTCAAGAAATTCAAGAACTGAATACTAAGATTGTTGAAAAAAGAGAGATGGCAGTGAAACTCCAAGGAATCATTGAATATCTGCAACAAACTGGTGTGACTGTTCCAGAACCAGAAGTTACTGAAGAGACTGCAGAAGCGGAAGTAGCAGCAGAATAATTCAATGAATTTCACAGTATATTCTAAAGATAATTGCCCTTATTGCTACAAAGTTAAACAAGTTCTAGAATTGACTGGAAGTAGTTATGTAGTGTATAATTTGGGAGAGCATTTCTCTAGAGAAGAGTTTTATGCTGAATTTGGGCAAGGTTCAACCTTTCCTCAGGTTATTTGTAATGATAAAAAATTAGGAGGATCAGTTGACACAATCAAATTCCTCAAGGAGCAACAAATCATCAAATCCTAACCTAAATAAAAAGGAAGACCACTTTAATCGTGGTGTTGAATTGATTCTTAATGGAGGAAAAAGAAAGCAAACTCAACCTTTCCACATCATCTTTGAAAAGATGGTTTGCTTTCTGAATCGGGAAGTAACCATCTATTTTGAATTTTCCTTTAAATCAAGGAAAAGAAAAGTAGTTTCCCGGAGAAAAAGAAATGTTAGCAACTAGTTTGGTTTTAGGTTGTTTTTTAACAGTATTATTTCTTATAGTGGGACTTGTAACTGGTTGGGTCGCCCGAGAATATATGATGAATTATCAGGACCGTCCAAAACTCCATCCAGAGTTTTTTGATAGCAAAGGTAATGTAATTCCTGATGAAGTATTAGCAATTAGTTTTAATCCTGATTACTTCGATGATTACGAAGATGAGGATGAAGAGGAATAACTAAATAGTGTAAATGAATTTAGATTTTGGATTTTTATGACTACAACAACACAGAAAAAAGTAACTAGCAAACCCAAAACAGTTACTGCCAAAACAAAGACAGAACAGATTCCAGATCTTCCTGGAAATCCATTTGCATTTGAAGTTCTTCAACTTGTTTCAAAGCAAAGATCAAATGCTAAAAAAGTTGAAGCACTGAGGAAATATGACCATCCTTCTTTGAAGGCAATTTTTATTTGGAACTTTGATGAGAGTATCGTTTCTCTTCTTCCTCCTGGAGATGTTCCTTATGCCGCTACAAGTGAACAGACTTCATTTAGCGGAACTCTCTCTGGAAAAATTGATGACGCTGTTTCCAAAATGGGAGAACTTGGAAGTAACTCTCTAGGATCTCAGGATCAAGGGCGTTCATCGATTCGCAAAGAATATGAGAAGTTTTATAATTTCGTTAAAGGTGGAAATGATGGACTGAGTTCTCTTCGTAGAGAAACAATGTTCATTAATATCCTACAAGGACTTCATCCTTTTGAAGCAGAAATTCTGTGTCTTGTAAAGGATAAAAGACTTGAAGAGAAGTATAAGATTACAAAGGAAGTTGTATCTGAAGCTTATCCCGATATTCAGTGGGGAGGGCGTTCGTGAGTCAGGTTCTTGAAAAAGTACAGGAAAAGCATATGGACCATTGGACACCCGCAGAAAAAGAAACTTGTAAGTCACGTTATGGTTGCGACATTCTGATTGAAAATGGTTCTTATGCTGATGTCTGCACTAAAGAGGCACCAAATGATGCTTATATCATTAAGTATCTTGTAGAGGATAAGATTTGTTTTGATCTGACCAGAGGAACAAGAACTCGTTTGTTTGATATGTACTGGGATAAGTTTCGTGAAAATTTAAAGAGTATTGGTTTTGGATACGGCAGACATAATCCAAAGACCTGGGGTTATAAAGCACCCGAAAAGAAAAAGAGAAAGTGATTTCCCAGATCGGGGAAAAATTTTCCGGCAAAATTTTGACTTCTTAAAGTTTTCTAAAATTGTATCAGGAAACACACACAAAACTTTCTAAATATAAGTGAATAGAGGTATAATATCCCTCTAACGTTCATCCTATGTCTAAGGCACTTTTGCTTTTAGCATGGGTTCCACTTCTTTCTATTTCTACGCCACAACTTGCTAAATCCAATCAGGTGACCATAAGTTGCGACGCAGCGTGGGAACTAATGGACATCGTTAAAAACGACGATGTAGTAGACCAAAGAAAAGAAGACCGATTGCTATTAGAACTCCGAAAGGACGTTATAAAACTTAAGTGCTAAAATTAAATAGGACGGAAGTAAGCCGACTCGGAACGGATCAAAACCTACTTATAGGTCGTTCATCTATGGAAACACTGCTTCTAACTTGCCTACAAGCACAGTTAATGGTTGGAAGAATTCATACTGTTGATATTCCAAAGCAAGCAAAAAATGATTTGATTTGGGAAATTAAACAGATTACTCCAAAGGAGTGTAAAATAGACGCAAAAGCCGACTGAAGGAACGCTCTTTAACCTAAAAAACTAAGGAGAAAACCTAATGTCTAAAGCCGTATATCGTGGTATTGAATACGATACTCAAAAGCGTATTCAATATCAACAACAAATGATGCAGCAACCCCAACAATACAACGAAACCTATCGTGGTGTTAAGTTTGTAAAGGAGGGGCATAAGTGATGCAAAAGCTAAACTTCCTACAACTCATCAAAGAACAAAAACAAAAAGAAGAGCGTCGTCACCAGGCACAATTAGCACAACTCGTTGGAGCAAAGTGATGTTTGCAATATTACAGATTGCTGCAGGATCTGCCGTTGTAATAGTGTTATTGTCTCTTTATATTCAATTTCTATTCAGATAGAATCAGGAGGGTTGATTCCCTCCTTTTTTTATGCTATGATTCCAAAAGAGAATAGTATTTTATGGACAGAGACAAACTAAAACTCATTGTTCGTAATCTGGAACTCCTGGTGGACTCTTTGAAGGCAGAGGTTTATTCTGATGTATCTGCATATTCTTATACAAATCCAGAGGTAAGGAAGAGACCAATTTTAGATTACGATGAAATTTTCGAGGATTCTGATTTAGATGACTAGTAGAGCAAGAGAATTAGTAAAACTTTTAGAAAGAATGACGAAGCAGGAGCATTTATACTCTCCTGAAAAATTAATTGAAATGAAAAAACAACTGCGAGTCGTGAAACAAGAACTCGCAGACCTTGAAGCAAAAACATCAAAAGGATTTGGTAAATGACTGTAAAACTTATTTCAGTAACTCCCGATGCAGAAAAAACAATGGCATTTATTGCACGAGTTAGCAATCCTGCGAATCAAGACAACGAAAACTATGCCAAGTTGCTTGCTTATTGCATTAAGCATAATCATTGGTCTGTGTTTGAACAGTCTTCTATGACCTTAGAGATTGAAACAAACCGTGGCATTGCTGCTCAGATTTTGCGCCATAGGTCCTTCACATTTCAAGAATTTTCTCAGCGTTATGCAGATTCTTCATTGATTTCTGAATATATTCCTGTTCCTGATCTTCGTCGTCAAGATACTAAGAATCGTCAGAACTCGATTGATGATATTCCCGAGTATGAGAAACTGACTTTGCAGAGCAAGATTCAAGAGCATTTTGCACACTCTATGCGCCTCTACAAGGAACTTCTGAGTCACGGTATCGCCAAAGAGAGCGCGAGATTTGTATTGCCTCTGGCGACTCCTACACGCATTTATATGACGGGATCTTGTAGGTCGTGGATCCATTACATCAATCTTCGTTCAGCAAACGGAACCCAAAAAGAGCATATGGACATTGCTCTGGAATGTAAGAGAGTGTTTTCCGAACAGTTCCCAACAGTTTCAGAAGCTCTTGAATGGATCTAAATATTTTATCTTGAATTCGTAACTTTATGCCTGTATATCCTGTAATTAATACCAAAACTGGTGAACAGAAAGAAGTGGAAATGAGTATCCACGACTGGGACCAGTGGAAAAAAGATAACGCAGACTGGATTCGTGACTGGTCTGATCCTTCTACTTGCCCTTCTCCTGGTGAGGTGGGTGAGTGGAGAAATAAACTCATCAATCGCAATCCAGGATGGAATGATGTCTTAGAAAAGGCATCGAAAGCACCAGGTTCAACTGTTAAGAAACTCTAAGATGGCAAGAAGAAAAAGAACGAATGACCAACCAATCGGAGTTGGTTTGACTGCGAAACAAATGAAGAGGAGAAAACCTCTGAGTTCAGATTACTTGGTTGATATTGATCCTCTTACAGAGAATCAAAAACGTTTGTTTGAATCATATGCTGCTGGAAAACATCTAGTTGCTTATGGATGTGCAGGAACGGGTAAAACTTTTATTTCTCTCTACAATGCTCTTCAAGATGTTTTAGATGAATCAACTCCTTATGAAAGAATTTATCTTGTTCGTTCATTAGTTGCAACAAGAGAAATTGGTTTTCTTCCTGGAACGCACGATGATAAGGCAGATATCTACCAGATTCCTTATAAGAATATGGTGAAGTATATGTTCCAGATGCCTTCTGATGCTGACTTTGAAATGCTTTATGGCAACCTAAAGTCACAGGAAACGATTAAGTTCTGGAGCACTTCTTTTCTTCGTGGAACGACTCTTGATAATGCAATTATCATTGTAGACGAGTTTCAGAATCTAAACTTTCACGAATTAGATTCTATCATTACTCGTGTTGGTGAAAATACCAAGATTGTATTCTGTGGTGATGCTTCTCAGTCAGACTTGCAGAAAACCAATGAGCGTAATGGTATTGTAGACTTTATGACAGTCTTGCGTAAAATGAATTCTTTTGATATAATTGAATTTGGTGTAGAGGACATTGTTCGTTCTGGACTTGTTAAGGAGTACATTATCGCAAAAATGGATGCTGGTTTTTAATGTTTAATCATATTGATATTGAACTCCCTCAGTTGGAGCGTGAAACCATTGATGGCGTAAGGTACTACAAAGTCCCAGACGAAGATGAACTTATCCGACTGGTCTCCATTACTTCGGTGACCAGTCATTTTAACAAGGAAATCTTTGTTAACTGGCGCAAAAAAGTTGGTGAAGAAGAAGCAGATCGTGTGACTAAAGCGGCAACAAGTCGTGGAACTGATATGCATACTTTAGTAGAACATCACCTTAAAAATGAGAAACTACCAGAAGTTCAACCTCTTTCTGATTTTTTGTTCAAGATATCAAAATCAGACTTAAATCGTATAAATAATATCTACGCCCTTGAAGGGTCCCTATATAGTAAGCAACTGGGTATTGCTGGGACAGTTGATTGTATTGCCGAATATGACGGCGAGTTAGCAATAATCGACTTTAAGACTTCTAAAAAACCGAAACCACGCGAGTGGATCGAACATTATTTTGTTCAATGTATGGCATATGGTTGTATGTTATACGAACTAACAGGATTGTCTGTTAAAAAACTTGTAATCATTATGGCTTGTGAAAATGGAGAATGCGTCGTTTATGAAGAAAGAGACAAATCAAAGTACATCAAACTCCTCAGCAAATACATTAGAAAGTTTGTTAGAGATAAACTGGAGCTCTATGGAACCAAATAAAGAACTAGAACAAGCAATAGAGAATAAGTTTTTAACGCCTTCCAAGTTTGCTCTTGAGATTGAAAAGATTGTAGCAGAAGAAAATTTCAACTACATTGATGCAATTTGTCATTATTGCGAAATCAATAGTCTTGAGGTAGAATCTGTTACGAAACTCATTTCAAAACCTTTGAAAGAGAAACTAAAGTGGGACGCAACTCGTCTTAACTTTATGAAGCGCACTTCGAGAGCAAAACTGCCTTTATGATTGTGACTCCCTTTGAAACTTATCAACATTATTTGTCACTTAAAAATCATTTCACGAATCCAAAATACGATTTCTTTAAATATGGTGCGAAGACACGTGCCAGTGTAACTTCTTTCAATAAACGCAAGGACAAATACTGGTTCGAGAAGACCAGTCGTAAATATTCTGATAAAGAGGTTTTAGATTTTCTAGTATCAAACTTTGTAGAAGCAGACAACCCGAGTAATTTATGGATTGGAGAAATTATCAATTCTGGAGAAAGGACCTACGCAGAGTGGATGCGGAGACAACAGAGTTTGACCTACTTGTTCAAAGAACAATCAACGGAATTGTTCTCAGAGAACGAATTAGAAATTGTGTTCAATTGTTCCAAAGGGCACCCTATAGTTCTAAAAAGGTTTCTAAGCGGGAGATTATCGCCAGAAACATTCGTAATCTACGACAAAATATTTTCAATCGTAAAAGATTTTGATAAGAAACTTCTGGACCCAGTGTGGGAAACCGTCAGTTTGAAAATTAAAAAATATTCTTCATTTCTAAATATTGACGTGTTCCAATATAAAAAGATTTTAAGGGAAATCATAGATGAGTAGTTTTTTCGACTCCGATATTATTCAGGAAGAACTGAAAGAAATCAATAAGTTACAAGAGGAGATATACGGAAGTATTCTCACTTTTGGTGTGATGTCCCGTGAGACCAAACTGGAACACATTGAAAAACTTGAACTCTTGCTTGAAAAGCAAAGAGTGATGTATACTAGGTTATCTCTCTCAGACGATCCGCAAGCGGTTGAAATGAAAGAGAACCTACGCAAGTCAGTTGCTCTGATGGGATTCCCACCAGAAACTGATATGAACATATTATTCAGTAGTATGAACAAAACCATTGAGTCCCTTAAGCAGTACATTGACCGCTGAGGCAATTTTTGTTATACTATCCGAGTAATCCCCCGAATCCAAACTATCCGAGGTAATCCAAATGTCTTTTGCTGACCTTAAAAAGCAGTCTAAACTTGGTTCTTTGACCGCCAAACTGGTTAAAGAAGTTGAAAAAATGAATACGAGTAGCGGTTCTAGTGACGACCGTGTATGGAAACTGGATGTAGATAAGAGCGGCAATGGTTATGCCGTGATCCGTTTCCTCCCTGCCCCGAACGGTGAGGACCTTCCGTTCGTGAAACTCTACAGTCACGCATTCCAAGGTCCTGGTGGTTGGTTCATCGAGAACAGTCTGACTACTCTGGGTCAGAAGGATCCTGTGTCGGAACTGAACTCTGAACTGTGGAACAATGGCACTGATGCTGGTAAAGAACTGGCACGTAAGCAGAAGCGTAAACTGACTTACATCAGCAACATCTATGTGGTGAAGGATCCTGCTAATCCTGAAAACGAAGGTAAGGTCTTCCTGTTCAAGTACGGTAAGAAAATCTTTGATAAACTCACCGCTGCAATGCAACCTGAGTTTGAAGACGAAGAGGCAATCGATCCGTTTGATTTCTGGCAGGGTGCCAACTTCAAACTGAAGGCAAAGAACGTTGCTGGTTATCGTAACTACGACTCCAGTGAGTTTGCTGCCGCTGCTCCTCTGCTGGACGATGATGATGCAATGGAAGCAGTGTGGAAGAAGCAGTATTCGCTTGCTGAACTCGTTGCTGCTGATCAGTTTAAGTCCTATGATGAACTGAAGAAGCGTCTTGACTATGTGCTTGGCACTAAAGGCACTCCTCGCTACCAGGATCCTGAAGACCTGGATGAAGATAACACCCGTGGTTCTACCCGTGAACTGACTGAGGATCTTCGTGAGGAACTGTCTTCTCTGAAACCCACCCGCCGTGCTGTGGTTGAAGAAGATGAAGACGATGATGCTCTGTCCTACTTTGCCCGTCTTGCCGAAGAGTGAAGTCTGATTACACCATTGATCGTGTAAGCAAGTCCGAATCCGCAGAGTTACTTCTGCGGTTTCATTATCTTAAGGACTTTTCTAAGTCATTTAAATCTGGGTATAATTACGGTCTTTATAAAAATAATGACTTCTGCCCATTGAATATTGGTGGTATTCAGGGAGTCTGTGTTTTCACTGGACTCCCTGTTCCTGAGATTGCTAAAGGTGCTTTTGGATTAGAACGAAATGAGCAAGAAGGACTCTTTGAACTTTCAAGACTTTGCATACATCCTGACACCCAACAGGGAGAGCATAATATCACTTCTTGGTTCGTTTCAAGAGCGATTAAACA